CTATCGCCATAATAGCAGTCTTCATCATTGTTAAAGGCTTCCCAGAATTTCCTCACGGTAATAGTATCTGTCTTCATAACTCCCCCTTTGTCGCTTTCATGAGCATCTGAAACAACGCAGGAATAATGAATTCGCTACCCGCGCGCCAGCTCTCATCCTGAATGCATAACTCGGCGCCCCCTCATTTCGGGGTCTTCGTTTCCTACCGCTATGTGAAAGAAAGCGGAACATTGGCATGCTTCACCAACGTGCGCGTAAGGAAGCCCTTCTTTTCCCTCGAAGTTGAACCGGGGAGGCGATCAGATTGGCACTGAAATGAACGTCGAGAAAATCGACGTGAAGGCCCGCGAGACAAGGGAATTAGACGACGTGACGTCTTAACGGTGATTTGGCACTGAATGAAAGAAAATAGCTCCGGAATAAGAACAATATGCAAGGGGATTGGCACGGAAACGGATGGCAAATGAACGGGAACGGATTATTACCTTGGCATCTGGTTTCAACCCTTCCGCATACGTCCACATTCAATGAAATGCATTGACTTGGCTGGGTCAACTTTGTATATGCTAACCTTTTGATTTTCCTTGCTAAACCAACCTTATTTCGTATGAAATTAGCGCAAATGCTTTTTGCTCCGAAAAGCGGGATAACCTTGCCCGTTACGCGCTTTTTCGGGCGGGCTCTTCTTTGGGGCTTTTCTCGCGGTCCGGCCGGAGCTTGAGGGCTTGGACCTCTATTCGCAATTCTGCGTTCTCATTGACCAAGGCCTTGTTCTCCCGCCTCAGTTCACGGTTTTCAGCCCTCAATTCCCCGCACTCCTGGCGCAACGCCTGATTCTCCTGAAGCAGGCCATCCAGGCCGGGTGCGGCTTGCAGCGCGTCCCCCACCTTTTCCTTAACGACTACCCGACCCAGTGGATCGCCGCACCGCATGGTCCCGGCGCGGGCCGGTTCGTTTTTGACCCGTTCGGAGTCGTAAGCGACCCCCTCTCCTAGAAGTAACCAATTTGGGTTAACACCCTTGTCTTTGGCTATTCTTTGGACAAATGCAACGTCTGGGGAACGTTCATTCTTCTCCCACCGAGCCAACGTGTTTGGGTGGACGTTAAACGCTGAAGCAAAGGCTTCCCGGCTTTGGCTGCCTCGGATAGTTTTTAGTCTTTCGCCAAATGTCTCCATGACCTGCAATTGTTCCCATGAGTTGTTTTGCACGAAGACTTGCAAATGGGTCTCATGCAAATTTTAAGTTTAACTTGCTGAAAAGAATGGCAAATCAAAAAAGTTCACCTTTTGGGCAACAATTGCACCGAATGGGTTGACAACTTAACCCATATGGTACAAACAAGGGGCCGTGAGCGGTGAACAAAACACACTTTGCGAGTCCTGTTTAACACCGCCCACGAAAGGGGGTCAACGTCCGGGCTGAAGACAGTTCGGACGGCGACCCCGGAAACCCACGGACAACGAATGGAAGCACAGCGGCTTTCCCTGTTCGATGACGACCCGGCGACAAGGCTGGCCGGACTCATGTCCGCCATGAAGGCGGCTATGAACCGAGCGGCCGACGAATGCCGAGATCTGTCACGCGAACAGATCGCGGAGCGCATGACCTCGCTGGCCAAGCGCGCCGGGACGCCGCTGAACAAGAACGCGAAAGTCCTTTCCCTGGCCGTCCTTGAAAAATGGCTGAACCCGGCGGACATGCAGCACAAACCGTCCATTGAGGCATTAAGCGTGTTTTGCCAAACGGTCGGCGACATGCGGCCGCTGGCCGTGCTGCTGGCGGTCCACGGGTGCGGGGTGATGACCCCGGAAGACAGGCGGCTTCGGGACTATGCTGCGGCGGATTTGGCCGAGAAGGATGCCCGGAAGCGGAAAAAACAATTGGAGGCTCGAATCAGATGAACGTGAACGTACACGCGGCCATGGGGGCAGGCAGGAACCGGGCGCCGTTTCGGATCAAGGAGGCCCTTCACGCCAAGGGGTTGCGACAAATCGACGTGGCCCAGGCTGTGAAAGTCGTTCCCCCGGCGGTTTCCGACACGATCTGGGGACGGAAGAACCACCGGCGGGTGCTCTCGTACCTGCGCGACGTGGTGGGGGTGGCCGAGGAGTATCTGGGGCTGCCGAAAGATATGCAGAGCGAGGATTAGCAAGGGCGAAGGCTTCAGCAAGGAACGATGACAGGTACGCGAATGAAGACGACATACACGGGGAAAGAGATCGCGGCGGTGATGGGCGTAGTGCTCAGCACGATTATCCGCCGCGCAAAGCGGGAGGCTTGGCTGTTCGAAGTCCGGCGGGGGCGCGGGGGCGGAAAAACATATCCCGTGGCCATGCTGCCGCAGGACGTCCGAGAGGCTATTGCGACCGGGTACATGGCCCAGGACGTTCCCGCCATTCCCGAGAAAACCCAAGCTCCCGCCGTCCCGACGGCGCCCGTTACGCCCACGGCCAAACTCACAGAACGCCAGCGCGAAACGGCCCTGGCCCGGCTGGCTTTTGTTCGGGAGATTGAACGCGCGAGCGCTTTGGTGGGGAAGGAAAAGGCCATCCGCAATTTGCTCAAAGCGGCCGGGGACAACACATTGGCGCCACGGTTGGCGGAGTTGATCAGCAAGGCCAACGACCGCTTCGGCGACGGCTCAAAGCGCTCCATCGGGCTTTCCCGGCGTCGCCTGTATGATTGGTGCGCCAAGTTCGCCCAGGGCGGCGAGACAGCTCTTGCCCCGCTCCACAAGGGCAAGGACATGCGCGTGCCCGCCTGGGCTCCGGCCTTCCTGGCCATCTGGCAACAGCCGCAGAAGCCCACCATCGCGGACGCTTACCGGCGCTTTGAAGAGACGTATGCGGGAGGCAAGCCCCCATCTATCTTCGCGGTGCGCCGCTGGCTGGAAAAAATGGCCGCGCCGGATCGCGAAGCGGGACGCGCCACGGGTAACGCCCTGCTCCATCTTCGTCCGCACAAGCTTCGCAGGACGGACGAACTCTGGCCGGGCGACGTGTACACCGCCGACGGCACCACCTTCGACGCCGAAATTCAGCATCCCATCCACGGGCAACCTTGGAAGCCGGAGGTCACGCTGGTCATCGACGTGGCTACGCGCCGGTGCGTCGGCATCTCGGTGGGCGAGGCGGAAAGCGGCTTCGTCATCCTGGACGCTCTGCGCATGGCCTGCCAGTTCGGCGGCATCCCCTGCATTTTCTACGTGGACAACGGCTCGGGCTACAAAAACGCCATGATGACCGGCGAGGCCCTGGGCATGATGGCCCGCCTGGACATCGAAATGCGCAATTCCATCCCCGGACGCCCCCAAGGCAAGGGATTGATGGAGCGCGCGGTGCAAACCGTCTGCGTGGCCGCCGCCAAGCGGTTGTCGTCTTGCTCCCATGCCGACATGGACGGCGACGCGGCCAAGAAGGTGTTCAAGATTACCCGCGCGGACCTCAAGGCTTACGGAAAATCAAAGCTGCTGCCCACCTTTGACACGTTCAAGGAAACGATCCTCAAGCGGGTGGACGAATACAACGCCGGGCCGCATCGAGCCTTGCCCCGCGTGGAGGATGCGGCCACCGGGAAGCGTCGCCACATGACCCCGGACGAACATTGGCAAAGCTTCAAGAGGCGCGGATTCCTGCCGCTGCCCGTGCCGGAGGTCTACAAGGACGAACTTTTCATGCCCGGCACGCCCCGAAAAGTGGCCAACGGCTGGGTCCGTCTTTTCAATGGCCAGTATTTCTCTCAGGAGCTTGCGGACTTTCACGGCGACTACGTGGAGGTGCGCTACGACATCTGGGACAGCTCGCGGGTCTATTGCTGGACCACGCAGGGCGAGAAGATTTGCGTCGCCGAGCTTGACGGCAACGCCATGGACTACATGCCCATGCCGCAGATCGAAGCCGCGCGCGAGCGCCGGGCCACGGGCAAGATTGCGCGACTGGCGGAGAAGATCGGACGCGTTGCGCCCGGCGCGACCGTGCAACTGCCGGAAGCTCCAGCCACCTATACGATGATGGCCGATTCCATCACCCGGCCCCAACCCGAGCCGGTGGTTCTTGACCTGCCTTCCGCGCGCCAGGAACCCAAGGCCGCCAAGCGCCCCACCTTCTCCAGCATGCAGGACCGCTACATCTGGCTGATGCAAAACCCGGACAGATGGACGGACGCGGACCGCGAATGGGTGGACCGCTACGTCGCAGGCGACGACTACGCCGATCTTCACCCGTACTTCGAGTCCAGGCGCATCGCATGGCCGAATTACGCCAAGGAAGCCACCAACTAGAACCAGCAAGGGGGATTTGATGCGAAAGCATTTTGTGAAAACCGAAAATTACAGTCGCTTTACGGCGGGCATCCAAGCCGTTGAGCAACGCGGCGCGGCCGAGGCGGGCATGATGCTCGTGCATGGCGCGCCGGGCTTTGGAAAAAGCTGCATTGTCGAACGCTGGGCGACTGAAGTCGGCGCGGCGTTCCTGCGGGCCAACGTGGACTGGACGCCGAAATACTTCCTGGTGGAGCTGGCCAAGGTTCTCAAAGTGGACCCCAGCGGCACGGCCCAGCAACTCTTCGGCCGCCTGCTTGAGCGGGTGGTGGAATCGCAACTGCCCATCGTCATCGACGAGGCCGAATTCACCCTGCACAACGGCGCGGCCGCCCTGGAGAAGATTCGCGACCTCTCGGACCGGGCCGAGGTGACGGTGGTGCTCATCGGCATGGAGCGCATTCAGCAAATGGTCGCCCGCCACAAACAGATCAACAGCCGCATCGCGCAGGTGGTGGAGTTCAAGCCCTCCACGCCGGAAGACGTGGCCCAAGCCTGCGACAACCTGGCCGAGGTCGCCATGACCGACGCCCTTAAGTCGGAGGTCCACCGGCTTTCCGGCGGCCGCATGCGCGAAACCCTCAACATCATCGCGGCCATTGAGCGCGTTGCCAAGGTGAACGGTCTTCAAGCCGTGGACGCGCCTGATCTGGATGGCGTGGCGCTCTCCTTTGATTGGCAGAGCCGGACGCCAAAAGCCGTCCGCAAGGCGGGAGGGCGTTAGATGGCCTGGAACGGCTTGTCCATCCTTAACGCCCTGGCGGGCGGTCCTCTCATGATGCGGCAGATCGCCGCCAGCCTTGGCGAGCCGTCCCGCAACCTGTCCGGGTGCCTGCGCACGCTTCGCAACCGGGGGTTGATCGTCAGCGCCGAAGGCGTTCACCAGATCACTGAAGCAGGCCGCGCGGCGCTGGCCTCCGGCCAGGAGATCACTTCCGCGCCTTGCAACGGCAAGGCGACAAGCCGCCAAGCAAACACGCTTCGAGCAAGGGCCTGGCGTTTCATCCGTATACGAGACGGATTCAGCCTGGACGATCTTTTGAGCACGCTTTGCGACGGTTCGGAAACGGACGCCGAGGGCAACATTTGTTCCTATCTCCTGGCCCTTGAAATCGCCGGGTATCTCCTGCCCCTGCCCCGGCGCGGCGAAGGCGGCGCACTGCGCTGGCGGCTCAGGCGCGACAAGGACACCGGCCCCGAGGCTCCGGCCTGGAACAAGAAAACCCGGATTTTGCGCGACCATAACACGGGAGAGGCGTTCACCATTCGCCGAAAGCGAGGGGCCGCCCATGCGTGATTGGCTGGTCCTGCTTTCCGAGGAGGCGTCCCGAACCTCCATCGCGGCCACTGCCCGCAGGCTGGGGTATTCCCGCACATCCGTAAGCCTTGCCCTGGCCGGGAAGTATCCCGGCGGCACGGACAAGCTGGCGGCCAAGGTTCTGGAAACGCTGGGCGAGGTGGATTGTCCGCACCTGGGGCTGCCTGTGACGCCGGACAAGTGCGCGTCCGGGGCCGCGAAGATGCCCACGTCCAGTCCTGCGGCCCTGCGCCTGTGGCGGACCTGTCAGGACTGCCCCTACAACCCCGCAAACAATCAACCCGGAAGGAGGTCGGTATGACCCTGCTCAGGATCAGGGCCGTCCAGCTTATGCTGGCGGCGCTGATGGTTGCGACCCCGAAACCCTATCGCCGGGAGCTGGAAGGCTGCTTCAACCGTCTGGACGACGAAGCCAGAGGGTTGGAGCGGACTCCCGGAAACCGCAAGGAGACGACGCTGTGAAGAACATCCCCGAAGGCTACATGGAAGACGCCCAAAACCGTTTGGTTCCTGTGGATATGGTCAAGGACGTGGACAAAGCCCGGCATGAGCTGGTGCTGGAAGTGGTGGGCAAAGCGCAGGCGGTCAGAGAAGCCATGGCCAAGTTTTTCGCCGATGCCATGGGCGACATCGCCGCCTTCGCCCAGCTCTCCGCCGAACAGTACGGCGCCAAAATCGGCGGGGACAAGGGCAACCTGACCCTCGTCAGCTACGACGGCCGGTTCAAGGTCCAGCGTCAGGTCAGCGAGACGCTTGTTTTTGATGAACGGCTTCAAGCCGCCAAGGGCCTTATCGACGAATGCATCACCGAGTGGACCGAAGGCAGCCGGGACGAAATCCGGGCGCTGATCAACGACGCCTTCCAGGTGGATAAGGAAGGCAGGATCAACACCGGCCGCGTCTTGAGCCTGCGGCGTCTCAAGATCGAAGACGAACGCTGGCGGCAGGCCATGCAGGCCGTTTCCGACAGCCTGCGGGTGGCCGGATCGAAAACGTATCTGCGTGTCTATGAGCGGCGCGAGGACGGCAAGTATGCGCCTATCGCGCTGGATATGGCGGCGATGTAACGCGAAACCGTCCCCGCGCGGGACGGTCGCCGGGGCGTGGCGGCCTCGGCCTGATGAGCAGCTGAAAGGATCGATCATGAAGAGGATCGAAAGCAGGAAAAGCCTGTTGGCCAAGGTACACATCGCCGCCAAGGACATGGGCATCGAAGGTGAAACTTACTGTGATTTCTTGGAGCGCGTGACGGGCAAGCGAAGCGCCGGGGACTGCGCGGTCCATGAGCTTGTGCGTGTGGTGGCGGAGTTTCGCCGCCTGGGCTGGACTCCGGCCCGGAGAGGCGGGAAGCCCGCTCCGGCCAAGGGCAAGGCCGCACTCATGGGGAAGATCTCGGCGCTTTTGGCCGAGGCCAATCGGTCGGACGCCTATGCCGAGGGGATAGCGCTTCGCATGTACAAGCGCGACAAGCTGGCCTTCTGCACCCCGAAGGAGCTGCAAAGCGTCATCGCAGCCTTGAGCAAGGATGCCAAACGCCACGGAAGGCGGGCGTAGGCATGTCCGCGTCTCACCAATCCTCTTTCCTCGCGGATGTGGTCCCCCTGCTGGGGCAGGCCGTGGCGGTCGAGCTTGTGCGCAAGCTCGGGGGAACCACCTTTCCCGTGCCAAAACGAGAAACCAGACAAGGCGAGGTCCGCTATCGGATGCTGGTCGAAGTGGTCGGAGAAGAGGCGGCGGATACGCTGGTCTACCATTACGGCGGCTCTGAGCTGTACATCCCGCGCGGGGCGCGCGCCATCCAGGAGCAACGCGACGCGGCCATCAACAAGGAAGCCACAGCGGCGATCCGGGCTGGGAAGTCCACCACGCTGATTGTCAACGAGCTGGCAAGGAAGTATAAGCTCACCGACAGAAGGGTTTGGGATATTTTGAAGGCCGTCCCCAACCCAGGTGACCGGCCTCGCCTTTTTTAATAGACAGCCGTTTTGCTTGAGACACTCGATAACAACCGGAAGAAAAATGAATAATTCACTGTATTACGGTGACAATCTACAAGTTCTTCGAGACCATATTAAAGACGAAAGCGTTGACTTAGTCTACCTTGATCCTCCATTTAACTCAAACGCTTCTTATAATGTTTTATTCAAAAGTCCTGATGGCCATCAAAGCAACGCTCAAATTGAAGCTTTTGGCGACACTTGGCATTGGGGAGAACAAGCTGAGATAGAATTCGATGATTTATTGCGCCAGAAAAATACTGACATATCTGAGATGATGCTCTCATTACGTCGTTTCCTTGGCGAAAACGACATGATGGCATACCTCACAATGATGGCAGGTCGGCTTCTTGAACTGCATCGTTCACTAAAACAAACAGGAAGTCTTTATCTTCATTGTGATCAAACAGCTAGTCATTACCTAAAGATTGTTCTTGACGGAGTTTTTGGAGTTGAAAACTATAGAAATGAAATAGTCTGGAAAAGAACAACAACCCATAGCGACAGCAAAACCTGGAGCAGAGTTTCAGATATAATATTTTTTTATACAAAGTCACGAGAGTTTACGTGGAATGCTCCACGGGATGAACACAGCACAGAATACATAACTAGCAAGTACAAATGCGACGATGGTGATGGAAGAAAATACATGCTTGACAACATGACAAGTCCTAACCCGCGCCCCAACATGATGTACGAATGGAAAGGTTTTCCATATCCTGAAAAAGGATGGCGCTATTCTAAAGAAACTATGGCAAAGTTAGATGCTGAAGGGCGTATATGGTACCCAAGAAAGAGTGACATGTCATATGACACAACAAAACGCCCTAGATTTAAAAGATATTTATCTGACATGGAGGGTGGGATAATGACCACAATCTGGACGGATATCCACCCTATCAACTCTCAAGCTAAGGAGCGACTTGGCTATCCAACGCAGAAACCTATCGGTTTACTCGAACGCATCATTAATGCTTCAAGCAATAAAGGGCAACTCGTTCTTGATCCATTTTGTGGATGCGGAACTGCTGTTCACGCTGCACAAAAACTTGGTCGCCGCTGGATAGGTATCGACATTACACACCTGGCCATAAGTTTAGTAGAGAA